AAGGTAATACACAAAAAATGTCTTGGAACGCAAGTGGTGGAACTATTACTTGTGATAATACACAGACGGGGGCACATTATCGTATGATAATAAACAATCCTAACGGACATACCCCAAGCTCATTTACCGCAGCAGGTAGAACAATCAAGTTTAATGGTGGTTCATTTGTGGTATATTCTGGTGAAAGTATTTGTGAATTATTCATAACTGACGATAGTGTTTTCGTAAATCAGTTAGGTTTATTCTCATAATAATATTCAAGGGGGATTAGTTCCCCCTTTTTAGCCTAATCGGTGGGTGTAAATCTCACAAAATTATATTATAGATTATAGATATGGAAAATAACAAAAAAAATGACCTAAGAATGTTCGAGTTCGGTGCTGGAGCACAACTCCCATCGTTTGAGGAGGTTATCAACTCAAAACCTTATGTGTTCTTTGGTAATGATAACTTATGGCCTCAGCACTCAATACAAATGTATAACTGGTCGTCAATTATGAGAGCCTGTGCCAATGCTGTTATCAACGGAGTAATTGGTAAGAATATGTTGATTGACGGGAAAGAAGCAATAAAGATGGTAAACTCAACAGAGACGATTTACGACATCTTTAAAAAGGTAGCCATAGATTTTGTTATCCATAATGGTTTCTCGTTAAATACGATTAAAAGAAGGGACGGAGAGGGTGTTGCTAACCTTTACCATATGGACTTCTCAAAATTAAGAAGTGGTAGAGTTGATGATTTTGATTTCGTTAAATCATATTGGTATTCTGCTGATTGGACTTTGGTAAACAAATATAAGCCTGTTGAACTTGAATCGTTTAACTTATCATCTGATGAACCAAGTCAAGTGTATTATGCGTTCCCTTATCACCCTAACCAAAAATACTACCCACTACCTTATTGGATTGGTGGTCGTATGGCAACGATGTTGGATATTGAAATGATGAATTACGAGCTCAATTACATTCAACAAGGGTATTTCCCATCTTTGTTTATTTCGTTAAATAACGGAGCAGCAAACGAGGAAGAAAGGGATATGATTTACAGACACTTAGAGGAGAGGTTCTCATCTGGTAACCGAGCTGGTAGTATGATTTTATCGTTCTCTGACTCAAAGGATAATGAACCAACGATTACCCCTATTCAAGCGGCGAATAATGCGGATATGTTCTTGGCATTATCAGACCAAGTAGAACAGAAAATCTTGACCTCATTCAACATTACAAACCCGTTATTGGTTGGTATCAAAACAGCAGGTCAATTAGGAAATAAAAATGAGATGGTAGAGGGTTACGAACACTTCATTAAATCTGTTGTCGTTCCAAAACAACAATACCTTATCCGTGAGTTTGAGAAATTGTTATTCTTTATGGACGGACAAACACATAAGATTACAATCGAACAGAACAAATTGTTTGAGGACGAGACGGCAACGGGTGGTATGGTAAATCCATTACAAAATCCACAAGACACACAAGTAGAAATATGAGCTCAGTAAGGGGAATATTATTAGTAAGTGAGAAGAAGGTTAAAGCCTTTTCAGATATCAACGAGAACCTTGATACGGCATTGTTATTGCCGATGATTGAGGTAGCACAAGAGATAGGATTACAGACCCTACTTGGTACAAAGTTCTATAATCATATTTTGGAAGCGGCATCGGGTAATACGATGACTAATCCCGAGACAATTCTTGTAAATGATTACATTGCCCCTTATCTGTTATGGAGAGCTGTTTATGAGTCAACACCTTCAATCTATATGAGGTTGATGAATAAGAGTATCTCTATTGGTGAATCACCGAACTCTAAGGCAATTGACAAGGGTGATTTATCATATCTTAGAAATATCCAACAATCCCGTTATGAGTTCTACTCACAAAGAATGATGGATTACATCTTATGGAGACAATCGGATTTTCCAGATTATTTCAACTACACATCAAAGGACGGGATGCCATCAACACAAGAAAACTATTTTGGTGGTATTCATATCGGGCCTGGTGCTCGTAGATTACCAAGTTATTATAGTGGATTACCTAACTACTCAGACCCTGCGTTCCCTGGTAATTGTTGTGGGGGTTCTTATTACAATTATTAAGATATGGATTTGGATTACATTTTAGCGTTGATTACCTCAACCATTACTGGTGTTTCAAGTTATCTTATCGGTTCTAAGAGAGCAAAAAAAGAAAATGATAACCTAACACTACAGAACATAGAAAAGTCCATTACAATTTATCAGACGATAGTTGATGACCTCAGAAGTGAGATTATTGAACTCAATAAAAAGGTTAAAGGACTTGAAGACAAAATAGATGAGTTGATGGAGGAGAATATCAGCCTAAAAGAAATGTTGGAAAATAAAACAAGAAAAACTAAACAATCTGAATAATGCCAATTCCATCACCTTCCTCGTCAGAAAATAAATCCAAGTTCGTTACTCGTTGTATTCGTGAGATTAGTAAGGAGTATAGACAAGACCAAGCAGTAGCAATCTGTATTTCTAAATGGGATAATGAAAAGTTTGCTGAATACCCCTGGAACAAATGTATCCAAGACCAAATAAATAGGGGTTATTCGGTAAAGACATCAGAGAGAATCTGTGGTTGGATTAAAGCCCAAAATCAGTAAGGCTCCCAAGTTTTAAGATTTTAACCCCTTTTTTTCAGAAGGGGTTTTTTTATGCTCTTAAAATCCGTGTCTTTTGTTGAATTGTTGATGTACGGGATTATCGGGGTTGTCTAATGTATATCCAAGTTGTTTTAGAATATGTCTTGCCATATCAACTTCCCAGTCGTATAGTTTATTATGCTCTATACGGGCGTTGTCGTTTATTGGGTTATTCTGTATAAATAATTTTTTACATAATTTACACGACGAATCACGACCGATAATGCGTTTATTATTCTTAAAAAAATCTGTTTCTGGTTTATATTCCTCACACATTTTACATCTGATATACATAATTCCGTCTGGATTTATGAAGGTTGGGATTACAATATTATTACTCATATTGAAAAAATACTAATTATTTATATTATGATAAATAGAGGGGGGTTGGAGTTTTTCAAGTTTCACACAATTACTCATATAAAAAGCAAGTGCCATATTGCTTATTTTTTTTCTCCACCTCCCTCTTTTTCGACATGTTAGAAAGATATCCATACTATTATAGAAAAGGTAAAATTAAGACATTACAACCACTTTTATCCCCTACGATAAGTGATGTATCATCTTGGGTATCAAAGATGTCTCAAATCAAATATTTTAACGATTATAGGGTATATCTGTTTGGTTCATTATCACAAGGATATTCTAACCCTACGGATATGGATATTCTTTTTACTGGTGGTGAGTATGAACCCTCAAAGATTAGTTGGTTGTTGGATATGGGATTAAATGTTGGTATGAACGAAATAGGAGTGAATACAGACACTTTCTACATACCAGATATCAGTTACCTTGATTTACCATTTGCTAAACCATTAGGTGAGGGATATTCAATCTATACGAGTTATGATTATGTGGTGGAGGCTATGGCTGGTGAGTTAAAAGTATTCAGAGATTACCAAAAGAATTATACCAACGGGTTATATGAGTTTAAGCATACTGGAAACGCTCAAAAGGCAGTAACGAGGGGATATGTTCCGTCAAAACATATCCTCTTGAACTAATTGTATTTTGCCGTATATTTATACGGATATGAAAAAAAAGAAAACAGAAGGGCAAGAACTAATCAGAGCGATATTAGGTAAGGACAAGTTCCTTATGCTAAACCTTGATATGATTAAAAGATTTGGGTTGAACGAGACATTATTATTAACTTATCTATTAGACAAGTTTGATTTTTATGTAACCATAGACGATAGGATACTTGAAAATGGTATGGTATTTTACAGAATTGATATTGAGGATAAAATGGGATTATCATCATATACTCAAAGAAAGGCTGAAAAAAAACTTATGGAACTTGGAATACTAAAAGTTGAAATTAGGTTTGATGATAAACTCACTTACAATCTATACAAAATAGATATGAATAAACTCGTTGAGAACTTATTTACTACCCCATCAAATATTTAAGGGGGTGGTTAAAAAACGAACACTTACTATATTACTTTAATATAATATAATATAATATAGTAAGGGTTAAAAATTAAAGGGGGTATGTGGCTTAATATAGATGATGATAAACAAGAGTTGTTAGATAAGGTGGTA